ACTCCGAGGCTTCTCCATTCACCGTTATAGAACATTTCGGTAAATACCTTGACACCCTGCTTTGATACGTTGTTGGCGAACTTATACATCAGCAGGTTCTTGGTCGAACCGCCGACTTCGAGAGCGGAACTTGAGGTATAGTTGAGGGTTTGAACAGAGGTGCAGGTAACATCGACGGCCGTCACTGTGATAGTACGGCGCTTGATATTGCCTTCGGCATCTGATGCCACTATCGTGAAATCTTTGGCGGCAGCCTCAGCGAAGTAGGGGGTAAAATCGAATTGGAACGTGTAATTAGTCGCAGAGGTCGAGGAATTCTGATTGACATTTTCACTCCACAACGAAAGTCCGGAGGTCGCGTCTATGATTTCCAAGCGTCTAATGACACCAAGCACTTCATCGTTGCCATCAAACGTAACGGATTTAATGGCGGCGCGAGCAATGATGTCAGATCCAAACGCGGCATATATTGCAGGGTTTTCAAGATATATATTCAGCGATGACCCTGACGCAGTTCCTGACCCTGTACTTTTGGGTATTTTGATAGATTCGCCCATTTCATTGCCACGTTTGCTTACCGCTTTGATGATATGGTTTTCCGCGTCCTGATCGCTTTCGAGATGGTCGAAACTGTCTTGCTGTATTTCGTATGCACCGCCAGTGGAGAGAGCCTCTTTTCCGTCCTTTTCGGGCTTGTCGGAGGTTTTTACAGAGCCACCTCCGCCAAACTCTTTCCACAAGTCTTTGCTTGCGAAGTCCGTAGGCTGGCCCGTGAACTGATACGCCTCCCACTTATATTCCTCAACTCGGAAAGTGATAACGAGGCCTCCCTTTGCATAGGTTATGCCTGATTTGGATTGCTCAGAGAGAATCGCGTCAATAGCCGTGTCTTTGGTATAAAACCCGGCCACGGATCGAGGGCAAAGGGCATCCACGTTGATAATCGCTTCTGCTCCGGCCGACATACCTGCAAGGTCAACCCAATTTTGGGGGCTTAGGAACTGCGGCTCAGTTACATTCGGGCCGACATACTGATAAGTTTTCCATGAAGCAGAACCTATGGCGAAAGTTATCTGCAAGCCGAGCGAGGCCACTCCCTCTTTGAGAATAGCCTGAAGGACGTTATGGGTCTGCGTTTCAGCGTTGATATCCGAGTAATACTCTCCACTTGGCAGTGGTATTTCTACGGTTGCATTGTATGTGTTACCAACAGCCGAGCCGGAAATTGACTCCAGTTTGTCATTGTTGATACGATATATACCATCGGGCAAACGATAGAGCCAGCCGGGGTTGTAGTAAATATTCGAATTGTAGAGTTCTTCTGCAATTCCGTAAAAGTCAGTATTTCCGAAACTTCGGAAATACACCCCATCGTCGCCATTAGGACAGAGCCAAACACCACTTGTCGGCTCTTTGTCGGTTCCATCCCAATATCCGTCTGCGGGAAGAATACCGATTGTGTTAATACGGTGGGCGTTGTCATAGATTTGGCGACTCGCCATCTCCTGCTGCTCTTTCAACTGCGCACCCTCATTGCCGGGGAAAGCAGACCCGGCGACATGGCCGAGAGCAAGGTCGGAGCCTATGGCAATTAACTCCGTACCACTCCAACGGAATGTCTTGTTTTCGGAAGTACACGTATAGATTTTGCCGGCTTCAGGCACTCGACCATCTGTTGTGTATTTTCCAAATGAATCAGCATCGAGCCAGTTGTTGTAATAAATAAATGCCGAGGATATGAGAGTAATCCCGGTATCTTTTATATTCCAGTAGTCGGTAACCTGAACCTTCGTCAAATCTCCTCCGACAATAGCAGTAGAAGGAGTTGACGCCACCCTCTGAGGTCTGAGAACTGCACCCCAATCGGCATCGACTGCAACATTGCGGTTTGAAACCGCTAAAACAAAACGATTGGTGGCTGCATTATACACCACCATGCACCCTGCGTCGGTGGAGCTCTTGGCGATAGAAGCTATCTGAGGGGTCACATCCTCCACAAAGGCATTGAACTCCACAACATCATCAACGTATCCAGGAAGTTGTGATGCCGGAACTTTGCCGGTTGAATCAAGAGTTGCTAACCCACCAGGTAAACCTTTGGTATCGGTTACCTTCTTTGCGGCATCAGCCGTCGCCTTGGCTGTATCAGCGGTGCTTTGCGCTGTTGTGGCCTTTGACTTGGCCTCTTTGGCCTCATTGTATGCCGTATTTGCAATGCTTGATGCCGTTGAAGCAGTTTGTTGTAGGATATTATCCTGCTGAACACGGGCATTCGTTTCTGTCGTCAGAGATTGATCGGTATTCTCTATTATCTCCGAGAGAAGTTTACCGACTCGTTCCGCCGTGTTCTTGCCCTCGCCATCCTCATATCGGATAAGGTCGGCCTGGCTTTTGAGATTGGTTTTACTATTGAGTCCCATAACGGTGTTTTTTATCCGATTTTACGAATGGTGCAGCCGCCGGTCGAGAGAACCTTGCGGCCTTTACGATTTCCTAAGAGTCCATTGGCTTTGCAGAATGCCAGACACTCGCTCAAATAATGGTTGGCTACTTCGAGGGCATTGTTATAGCAATCAGATCTCTCCTTGCTGCTTATGGCACTGGAATAGTCCCCGTCTTTCAGCCTCATGCCATACCGGGTTGACTGAAAATCTCCAGTCATCACGTTTTGAGCATATACGAAGTATGACAATGTTGTCTTGAGTCCTACGAATGAGTGGAGGTTTTCAGAAGAATCCTTATATGTGCCACCGTTAAGCAGAACTTTGTACAGATCATTCGTTTCTCCCTCTTTGAGAATATTGAGGAAAAGTTCATCGCCCAAAGCCGGTTTGATGTTCATCTGTTCCGCTTCGGTAATGTATGCGATCAACTTTTCGTCATCAACTTTACCTATTGGTCTGCCGAGACTAACTATTTCACTCGGGGTTATTATGTGCTCCATCGCTCTTGTTAGATTCGTTAGTTACATAGACCAGTGGTTGTACTGTATAGTCTTCGCTACGGTTGACGACCTCGAACCAGTGGTCGAATATTCTTTTTATTGCTCGTGAGATTGCTCGACGCTCCTTAGCGACATACGAGTTGTAGTATTCGTAGGCTTCTGCAATCACGGTTCCGCTCCATCCCGTTTTGCCGCTTCTAATCAAGTAGAATACTTCTTGCCCAAAGGCAGAATAAATTCTTTCGGTTGTACTCTTTTCGGTTGAATCGAACTTACTATCGAAATTGGTTGCTTCAAACGGCACAAATTGAGGTTTATCCTCTTCCGCTTGATATGTGATGTCTATGATTGAGCAGGCATTGACATCACCTTGGAAGATGTCGAGATTCTTGGAGAAATCGTCATCGCTAACAGACCCACCGTCGCGCTCATTGCCATCATCATCAAGCCCCATCGCGGTACCCTTGCGACGCATGAGCATACCTGACATAAGGAAGTTATTTCGCGTGTTGCGATACTTCACATTGTCAAGGCCCTCATCGGTTGAAAGATTTGTGACTGCTTTGTCGTAGATGGGCTTGGGATACTCGAAACGGCCGTCCATAGAGAACCAAAGGATCTGCCCTTTGTATTTGTCAATGCCACCCGATGCTACGATTTGCGATAGCACAACCTCTTTTATTGGATTGAACACATAGATTTTGTCAACGTGCTTTTTGTCAACAAGGATCTTATTGCCTTTGCGGGTTTTGTGCCCAGTCCAGTCGGGGTGAACGTTAATATAGATTACTTGGCCTCCCTCTGTTTCCTCTTCCAATCGGCAGTCCTGAAATGGAATATGGTTCAACTCCACAATCTCACACGCCAAATTGTAATTGACATGGAGTGCGAAGCCGTGGTAGAGTGCCATGTCTTTAGCCAGTAGGCTATAAATGTCATCAACAGTATCGCCTGCCCGGTTAACGATGTATTCCGAAAACTCGGTATCGTTAAGCCCGTTGCCCTCAATGAATGTCTGGTAACGTTCGCAACACGAGCCGCCGGTCGGACTATTCAATATAAGATTGAGCATACGGTAGGGATAAAGATTATCCCTACCGTATGCTTGTATGTTGAGGGTGCTCCAATAGACATTTGTCAGTCTTTCAGGAGAGCGTCGGACATTGTTGATGTTCATGC